GAGGACGATGGGCGACTTGATCTTGTTCCAGTGTGGGCACCCTGCGCACCCACCGGGGTTGTGTTCTTCGAACCGGGCGCAGAGGTATGGGCCCTTGATGAGGTCCGCCTTCTTCATGGCGGTGTACTCGTCGTAGTCGGGGTGCCCCTCGGACACGGCCTTAACGGCCTTCAGCGTGTCGGTGCAGTGCTTGGCGATGGAGAGAGCCGCTCGCCACATAGGCTCAGACAGGGTGGTCCGGTTCTGCACGCAATACGCCAACTGGGCGCAGCCTTTGCCCTGCACGGTTTTCTGCAGGATGGTCTTGAACACCGCCTCGCGCTTGCCGATCAGCGCGTCCATGAGCGCACTGTTTGGGCCGGACGGCACGTAGGTCTTGGGCACTGGCATCGTGAGGCCGCTGGCCTTGCTCTCGATGCGGCTGGCGAAGTCGAAGAACTCCACAGGGCTCGGCGGTGACACCCCGAAGAACGTCACCTGCTTGGGGTCTTCACCCTTGTAGTTCCGTGTCCCCGGCACGCGGAGGACGCGTGCTGCGTCCGCTGTCACATTCGGGTCGGCCTTGAAGCCTTGTGCCTTGGCCAGCGCCTTGAGCTTCTCCGCGACAGGCAACCATGTGTCAAAGTCCACAGGTGCAGTCAGGGGCCAGTAGACATGCACCCCGTAGCCCGAGTTCACGAGGAACGGGCGGGGGAGGTTGTTCGCCTTCACGAAGGTCTTGAGGCTGGCGATAGCCGTGGCTTGGTCAGGGAAGTCCTTGGGCTTGCCGTTCTTGAGGTTCACCCCGCAGTCGAGGTCCATGAAGAACGCCCGCAGCTCCTTGACGTTGTCGGCTTCGCGGGAGCCCGCTTCCTCAAACGTGCCCAGTGCGTAGTATGCGTCGATGCCGTTCTCGTCCATCTGCTCGGCCACAGCCTGCATTTTTTCGATGGAGTTGTAGAACTTCTGCACGCGCTGGCCGTCACGAAGGCCCAATACACAATAGTGACCCGCGGTGCCGAGAACGGTCCGCAAAAACGAAGTTGTATCCATTGCCGCCACTCTGCCTGTTGGGTTGCCGCGACGAGGCGAGGTTGTTCTTATACCCCGTCGCGGCGTGCCTAGATAGGATTACTCGTCGTCCCACGTATCGACAAGGGACGAGAGGTTAGCCGCAGGCTTGGGTTCTTCCTTGGGCTTCTGCGCAGCCACCTTCTTCGGCTCTTCGATCACTTCGCCGTCTTCGTCTTCGACCTTGAACGGTTTCTTGGCAGAGGGCTGTTCGGAGATGGCCTTCCCCTTCTTCTGCACACCATCGGTCTGCGAGACCGTCAGCGTGATGGCCTTGAGGGCTTCCTCGCTGTCCTTGGCCTTGACCGCGGCCTGCAGTTCTTCCTCGTCCAGCGGGCGCAGGGGCTTGAAGAACAGCTTGGGCTGTTCGGCGTTCTCGTCGAAGGTCATCTGCGTCATCACCGCGATGATCGGGGTGTTGTGCGCGTTCAGCAGCTTGGCATACGCCTGCATCGGCATCTGACCGTTGATGGCTTCGCCGAAGAGCGACGTCGCCGGAAGCTGCAGCTGGTAGACCTCATCGGGCTTGCCTTCCAGCGTGATGGCCAGACGCTGGTTGAAGCGGCAGGCGCGGCTGTTCCCGCTCTGCCCAGAACCTTTGACGTTCATGGGGCAGTCGGCGCAGCGCAACGCCTTGCGCTGTTCAGCGGGCACCTCCAGTGCGGGCACGCGGGTATCCACCGACCAGCAGGACGGCGCGGTCGGGTTGTTCGGATCGTAGGTGCCTTCGTAGTAGGTGCGGGACACCGGAGCGGCGTTAACCACCACGACGTTCATGCTGTCTTCTTTGGAGACAGAGACCTGCTCCCCATCCACGATCATGCGGAAGCGCCGCCCCTTGAGGGAGATACGCTTGCCACCACCACCGCCGCCACCAGCGAGGGTCTTGTTCATATCCTGCAGCGACTTGAACAGGTCGCTGCTTGCCAACGGGTTGCCATTCCCGAAGAGGGTCATTGCGTTGCTCACGGTAGTTCTCCTTAGTTGTCTTCTTTGTTGCCGAAATCGAACTCAAGCTGCTCCGGCGGTTCCGGCTCTTTCGGCGCAGCGGTCAGGGCAGCCACGACATCCGGCAGATTGAACCGGTACGTGTGGCCCACCTTGATGTAGGTATCCTTCGGGATCGTGCCGTTACGCACCCAGTTACGCACGGTCGAGACCGATACGACAAAGTGCTTGGCGAGCTCTTCGATGAGCACGAAGGGTGTTGCGGGGGTCAGTCCCATTACTTCTTCCTCACGGTGATGACGTACTCGCTATCCACGTTGAGGCCGGGGGGAAGCACGTCGGGGTTTTCTTCAAGGAATGTCCTGACCGTGGTCTGGTTGAGGCGCTTCTCGTAGAACTCGGGGATGGCGTTGTCCAAGATGAACTTGTTCATCGAGTCCCAGTCATTCGTCCAGTAGCGCGTCTTGAGGCTACGGTAGAACAGTCCGGCGGGGGTGCGCACGCTGTCCACGCCCTGCGTCTTGCAGTAGTCGAGCAGAGCGCGCTTCACTTCGTCCAGCTGCGCGGACAGCTTCTCATCTTCCTGCTCGTACTGAGCTTTCAGTTCGGCCCGCTTGTCGCGGATTTTCAGATAGACCTTGGTCAGCTTTTCAACAGGAACAGCCGCCGTGGTTTGCACCTCTTCAGTGCTCATAGTGGTTCTCCTTCACTATCAGGATTTATCGTCTAGTGATGTTTGCTGCTCTAGTCAAGCAGTTCTTTGTAAAGATCAACAACCTTAGTGTGCACGTCGATTTTGTCATCCAGAAGTTTGTAGACGCGTCGTTCCACACCAGAACCTTGCAACTGCACCACCATGCACTTGTTGACCTGCCCCTTGCGGTGGACGCGGGCGTTGGCCTGTGCGTAGGTTTCGAGCGACGATGTGGGCGACCACCACACCACCGTATTCGCCGCCGTCAGGGTCACGCCGTGCGCGGCAGCCTGCGGCTGGATCAGAAGAACCTTGGGGTCCGCCTGTTCTTGAAATCTTTTGAAGATGTCCGTCCGCTGGTTAACGGGGACGTCACCGCGGATGATCTCGGCGCTGATCTTGTCCTTGGCCAGCTGGGCAGCCAGCAGGTCGATGGCGTGCTTGAACGGCACGAAGACCAGCACCTTGTGGGACGCCTCGTCGATGACCTCCTTGAGGACGTTGTAGCGGTTCTTGATGTCGAACTGCACCGCCCCGCCGTCTTCGGCGTAGACAGCCCCGGCGCTGATCTGCAGGAGCTTGTTCATCAGCACGGCTGCGTTCACCGCCGTGATCTGCTCCCCTGCGGCTTCCATCGCCATCTGGGTCTTGAGCTTGTTGTAGTAGACCTCCTGCTGCTTGGTCAGTTCGACGTCGCGCTTCACGTAGACCATGTCCGGCAGGTCGAGGCATTCATCGGAGGTGAAGCGGATGGCGGGCTGCAGCGCACGGAACACAAGGTCGGTCGAGTTGTCCTTCGGCTTCCAGCGGAACTGACTGACCTTGAACATCACCATGTCGCGCCACGCACCAAAGAACCTCGGAACCCCGGTGGGGTTGACCAGCTTGGCGAGGCCATAGGCATCCTCGGGCCCCTGTGCGGCGGGCGTACCGGTCATCAGCCAGAGCCAAGTGTCGGGCTGGATCATGGAGTTCAGCACCTTCCAGCGCTTGCTCATGGCGTTCTTGTAGTGGCTCGCCTCGTCCACGATGATGAGGTCATAGCCTGCAGCCATGATGTCCTCTTTGACGATCTCCACCCCATCGTAGTTGATGATGAGGAAGTCAGGCTTGGTGTCGATCACCGCCTTGCGCTTCTTCGCCGTGCCGTATGCGATGCCGACCGAGCGGTGCATGGCGAAGGAGAAAAGGTCTGCGCGCCACGCGCTATCCATGATCGAGATGGGGCAGATCACCAGCGCCCGCTTGACGATACCCTGCTTCATGAGGAAGTCCGCGGCCCAGATCGCCGAGGCCGTCTTCCCGGTGCCCTGCTGGTTAAAGCAGAACGCCTTCTGGTGCATCGTCAAAAACCCTGCAGTGGTCTTCTGGTGCGCCATCGGCGGGAACTTACCCGTCCAGTTGTAGCGCCCTTCGATGGGGGACGGTGCCTTGATGTTCAGCGCCCGCAGGGTCTGGGTCTCTTTCACGCCCCAGTGAACGAGCACGCTGTGATCGTCTACCGGCTTGCTCTTGGGGATGACCGTAGTGACTTGTTTTGGGTTGCGCAGCTTCAGCAGCAGCGCCTT